TCTTGCAATCTAACTGATGCATCTGCAAATAAATCCATACCGAATGTTAAATCTTCTCTAATAACAGTTTCAACTCCAACATTATCAGACGAAGTATCGAATTTAAGATTTAGTTTAAGACCATATGAATTACCATTAAGTTTTGTTATAGCATTAGGCTTAAATTTATTAAAGCCTTTTAGTGTAGATATAGAAGGTCCATTTTCATAATCATCTAGTATTAAAACTCCATATAGATTTCTTGCAAAGTTTTGAGGATTTGACACATCATAAGTATCATAATAAACAAGACATGCATTAAATTTGAAATCAGAACTTACAGCAGAAGCATTAAAATCTCCGATTGTATTTAATTCAGGATCTTTAGTAATAGGATAATAATTTGAAGCATCAAAATCTAAAGCAACACCATCCATGTGTGATATTCTACTTATATATGGAGTTGATTGTATATAAGATGTTACATTACTATTAGCAGAATTACCAAAGGTTGCGCCTAGAATATAGGTATCATTAGTACCATTATCATAAAAGGCATTGTTGTTTAATCCAAATGGGCTAATACCAGGAGCTCTTCCAAAAATTTGACCAGTACCATCGCCATTCCAAAACATTCCTGGTTTATAATTATCGTCTTCTAACGTTTTGAATAAAACTAACGGAGTTCCTCCATGACTAGTAGGAACGTGAATATAAATTTCAGAATATGACTGGCCACCTTTACTTATACTATTTATTATTTCTATATCTCCTAAGTATTTTGTTACTGGAGTATAGCTATATGTACTTCCGGCAGGAGATTCTTCAGTATATCTACCAGTTGTATTAGCTTGGCTTGTTGTATTTGCATCTTCCCAACGTATAGCGTTTATATTTTTTAAGAAATGCCACCATATTCTCTCAGCAGTAGTAAAGAATATAGTTTCATCGTATGCTTGTATTAAATTATTTTGACTTGCTAAAACAAGTTGTTCAAAATTTAATGCATATGATTGAAATGCTTGAGCAAAATTAAAATTATTATCAACTGCGTTAAAACCATTAGCTACTACACTACCAGAACTAGAAGTTCCACTTAGAGAATCTAATGCTTGCCATATAATAGTATTGTTTCCTAGACTAGGAGTTTGTACTGATGGTAATTCTAGTAAAGCGTATTTAGAAAATACAAACCTAGCGTTATCATCAGTAAAGGTTTTAGATATGTCCTTAGCTGCGGATGCAAATGTATAAAATGTTCCACCCTGTACTTTTAAGGGCTGAAGGTATGAAGTAGCCATCTATTATTTATTTTATTTTATTAAATGTTAGGAACAACTTGTACAGCGTACCATGTTGCACCAGCAGTACCACCATCCCACCAGATTTTCAAAGGTGTGTTTGTATTACCTCCTCCATAATCTGTAAATATCATAGTTCCATTAGCTGGAGTAGCACCACCGGCAATTCCACCAGCAACCGATGTAAAACCAATTGCAGTTAAGTGAGGTAAAACTACACCACCAACTGTATCAGAAGTACCACCTGGACTACGCATATCCCATGTTGGATAAGTTCCACCAGCAGCAGTTAAGCCTAAACTATACTTATCTAGTTGAAGTAAACTTCCAACATAGAATCCATAAGTTGTACCAACTTTAACATCACCAAGTAAAAGATTAATGTTTCCATTATTTACTACTAATGCATTCGTTAAAGCTGAACCGTTAATTGTTATTCCATTTGTTATAATATCATTTGCACTCCCATATATAGAGTTATCAAACCTCCCTGATACAATATCAAATGCACTTAGTACGCTGTTTAATGCGTTCTCCAATGTTTTGAAGTTATCGTTGATTGTTATTCTGGATCCGCTAAGTGAATCAGTTCCTGCAATCGTTGTAGTTGTTACTGCCATTTTCTTAAATAATTTTTATGAATTCTTTTTTAGTTTTTGTTTTACTATTTCCGTTATTATCCGTAACATTCAGCTCAAGTGTGTAGCTTCCTTTCTGAGTAAACAGATAACTGAAGTATGGATTATTATAGTATATATTCTCCCAATTATTATCATTTTCCTTAATCAACGTCCATGATGGATAAGTCTTACCTTCCATAGGAGAAAGACTATAATTAAATTGAATTTGGGTGATTATTGTGAACTCACTTGTATATTTATGAATACGTAAAGTATTCCATGTAGAATTTGATGTGATAGACCTTCCACACATAGTTCCTGCAATTCCGGATGTTCCGCCAAGAACCCAGCTAGTTGCACCAGTAACACCAGAAGCAGTAAATGAAACGCATTGATCATCATAACTAGAGAAATAATCTATAGATGCTTGTATTTTAATAGGAACTAAACCAGAAGGTGGTTGAGCAGTAGGTCCAGTTCCTCCGGTATATCCAGAAGCTCCATACACCATATTAAAGCCATAATTAAGTATAGGACCAGTAACTCCACTTGCTCCAGTTCCTGATATATTTAATCCTTGACTCACATTAGTTAATGCAGTATATAAAGCAGAAATTCCAGTAGCAGTAAATCCATAATTCCATCCAGTAATACCATTAACTTCATTTCCATAATTATCTAACCAAGTACTTGGACCAGGAATAGTGATAACACCTCCACTTGCACCAACTGCGAAGATTTCAAATGTAACCGGAATGTCTCCCATATCTCCAAAGTTTTTGGATATGTATGAATATAATTCGTAATCTGCAGCATTAGTAGATTGATCTACAAGTAGTATACCAGTCATTGGATTACTCGACGTATTAGCCGAGAAGATTTGCAATTTATGCTTTTTATTAGTAGATTGTTTTTTAGATACAAATCTAATATAAGGTACTAACGGATTGAGAGGATCTTGATATTCTTCTTCATAATATGTTATATACTTATCAAATAATGGATGTGCAGTATATCCTGGATTTGTTTCTAATTCCATATTGATTTGTCTTACAACTTCCTTAATTTGCAAAATAGGGGTTGTTAACGTACCTCCAAATGAAGGATCTTGAATTCCAATCCAATCAATTTCTCCAGTTACGTCTACCTTAACCCAAGAAGTACCACCAATAACTCCAAGTCCACCTCCCTGATATTGATATACATTTGTTGGATATCCATCACCCAATGGATCCATATTTATTATATAATCTCCATAAGTACTATTTGTATTAGCTATTATTTGGTTTATATTAGGTACTGTTCTAACAAACGAGTTAACTGAATTAGGTGTCTTATAAATACTTTCATCAACTAGGATAATATAATTGTCATAATAATTCAACGCGATATTTGGGCCTAGGTCCCATGGAATAAGACCAGGTCCACCTGATAAACTTATTTGTGTAATCTTAGGTCCTGTTATATCCCACCATAGATGGCACATTTCTGCCCATGTAGCAGTATCTTCTATTAAGTTCCATTTATATGCATCTAAATCGTTTAATCCAGATGATGGTTCAGTTCCTGGTATTAATGGAAGTGTAGCTATGCTATCACAATATCCTTGATTTGCAGGATCATTCTGTGTTTGATAAAATTCAATTCTATCTAGATCATTGTATGTTAAATCTTGCATACTCATTTGCTCATTCTCTTGTACAGGTAAATTCCATGTACTATTATACATTTCGTATGTTGGAAGATTTGGTTTTGGTGGAGCAGGGACTATATCGCTTTGTCTAGTGATCGTTTTAGTATCCCATTGATAATCACACACTCTAGAACGATAATGTCCTATAAAGTCTAAATCCTTTGTATTAACACATAGAGCAGCTTTTTCTATCCATCTAGAAAAACCACCAGTGCTATCATATATTCTTAATTCTACTGTATATGTACCAGTTAAATCTAATAAAATTGGGAATTGATTTCCATCTTCTAACCTTAATAATCCACTCTCAACTGTATAATCGCTAGTATCATGTGTTATTATCCATTCTAATTCATAGAAGTTTCCATTTCCTATATTATTCCAATTATAAACAACCGGATTGTTCCATGGAGTAAATGTTGCGGTAGGACCTAATATACTGCTTGTCATACCGAAATTCATAGTCGGTCCACCATTCCAGTTATAAGGACTTCCTGGAGTTGGGCCACAACCAAATGTACATCCAGGTAAATAAGGACCCCATGTATAAGTTCCTGTATTATAGAAAGGCCATCCTGAATTACCGAAATTAGGTGGATCAAAAACACTACCTTCAGATACTGTGCTAGTTTGTCCATACGAATTTGTAGATCCTAACGGATATGAACTTTCTATGTAAGTATAATCGTATCCTGAGAAATTCAGATATTGAGTTGGACCTGCCAATGTAGGTACCCAATCTACTTGATTATATGTAACTTTCGCATCTTCCCAATTTAACTCAAACGAACAATTTTCTAAAACAAATGGAGCTGCAATTGGTGCACATGGATCATCTGGTAAATCATATATAGATCTATTACTATTACCAAACCATCCCATAAAGGCGCTAGAGTATTGTGCAAGAGGACCATCTCCTAGAAGATGCCATATGATAGGATATGCTGGTGGAACCGAACCAAATGCTGGTAGACCGTGAGTACCTCCAACGTTAGTTGCTCCAGGAGAAGCAGATACTGTCCAAAATGATAATGCTCCAGTAGGAGCTCCACCAACGATAGGTCCTAGTCCAGATCCACCGGTTGGTCCTACTATACTAGTTTGTGTAACGGTTAACCATTCATACGTTCCGATATTCATAGTTGCTGTTGGTCCATTAGTAGATGCAGTTCCTCCAGGCCAAGAAACAATAACACCCCACTCATCTGTCCCGGTTGCTCCAGTCATAGCTTGAAACGAACTAAAAGGTTCTATTGTTTGGGAATTCCAAAGATCTGCCATCCCTGATATAATTTGTCCTAGGGTTGCTCCAACTAAAGTATTAGTATATGTTAATGTAGCACCAGTCACTTGATCAGTCCATGTCCAAGTATCACCATACGCAGCATTATTAAGAGGTATACCTCCAATGTTGTTAGCGGTAAAACCAAATTGTTCAACTAGGAATGGAGTATTTCCAGCCATATTCAAATTTGGTGGTATTTTTATTCCAATAAAATTATTAGGTGCTAAGTCAGTTATTAAACTACATCCATCTTCTGGCATAAATTTAACACATGGATTTATGTTTAATTCTATATCATCAATTCTACAAACATCATTCCATATATTTACATCGTATCGAGCATAGTAAACAGCCTCTCCAATGATATCAACAATCCTTGCATTTAGAGGTAAGAAATAATTTTTAAGTTTTTGTTTTAATGCAAATAACTTTATAAGAACTTCCTCATTACTAAATAAGAATGCTTCTTCTACAATAGGTATACCATCATCATCAAAGCTTCCACTATCTCGAGTTATGTCATAAAATAAACCAAATTTAGAAGTCTTTTTATAAACTTTATTAGGTATCATTGTCGCATCACCCATTAAAGCAGTTTTAGGCTCTGTACTAAATAAATCTTCAATAGGAGTTTGCTTATATCGTATTCTCGATTCTTCAGCTTCGTTTTTTCCAAGATATTCATCGATATTTAGCCAGTATTCTTTAAGAGTAACTTGGTCGTACCCAAACCATTTTAGTATGTTGATTAAAGCTTTGTATGAACCCGTGAAAGGAAATATATTATCCCATTCTAATAATAGCTCCTTTCTTTTAGCATTTAATTTAATATAATCAGGTAAAATTTCATTAATATCCACATCATCAAAAATCTTAAAATCTGAATTATTTATAGTTGATCCAAAATTTTCGATCATCGTTTCTAATCGATCATCTTCACCTTCAGTTTCTCCGTAAAATGTAATTTCTGCAAATACATGAGTTGCACCAATACTAGTTACTCCAATTCCTGCAGTACAACCAAAGTTATTAGGACTAGGTCCAATTTCATATAAATAATTAGGATCTATTAGTTGTAAAGTCCTCGAATACGAATCTTCATTCTTAGATTGCAATCCTACTCTGATAGACAACGCCTCAGCATTCCAAGTACTACCTGGCGATGTACCAACAGCTTGACCAGTACCACCGGTTAGGCCACCAACAGGAGGTATAACTGGACCAACTAAATCTAAAGCATTAGAATCTAATGTTATATCTAAGCTATCATGTTTAATTACAGTTGGTGTAGGTCCTGGATAATTTTCAATAGACCATAAAAATAATTCAGGAACGTTAGAGTATGTAGAACCAGCTTCAGTATCTTTCCACCTCGCGAGTATATTATTATATGTAGCTCCTGGACACCAAGAAGATAAATTTAATTTCTTTGGGCTGTATAGATTACCTGCGTTCATAGGAACTGGAGTTTCAGCTTCCTGTAAAACGTATAATGGTTCGTATTCAATTAGATCAGTAGAAACTTTATCTAAATAAATAGTACCTGTCCATTTATCAAGATCTTCGTTATATGTAAAGTTGCAGTTATCTCCAGCCTTATCAAAAAATCTCCACCATGAATAATTTTGTCTCTTTAAGCTCATTATATTAGTTTATATTCTTATCATTTTTAGGAACTGTGAAATTAAAATATGTTCTAATTACTTTAACCGCATCTATTTGCTCTACAACAACATCATTAACATAAGATAAAAATTTTCTTATTGGTTCGTTACTTTGAAATCTTGGCATCATAGTCCTTTTCACTATGATATCTTCTTGATGATAGTCGAATCCTTTATGGAGACGTTTAACACCAAACTCTAAAGCCTTGCTATATAAATTCTTAGGATTTTTTTCTTTCATTACTCATTAAGATGTTTTTATTTTGTGTCATAATTTGTTGAGAAAGATTCTCAGGAATTATTTCATCGATCATGATATTAACTGATGCTATATTGTTATTTTTAATATCTGTATTTATGTATACTCCATTGTGGTCGGTCCATCCACCTCGTATAATAGGCATTTCATTAAGTCCTATTTCAATGTCTCCAACTTTATCTAAACCTAATTGAGGATTCTCTATAACGGTTCCGTTAGGTTCTGCGGTAGTAACAGCACTTCGTTGCAGCATAACTTTAGTAGTTATTGGAGTTCTGATAGACCTGATTGCATCTATTTCGTAAGTAGTCTTATAATAATATCCATTAATTAATGCCTCTTCGTTTACTTGTGAAATAAATTCTATATTCACTGAATCAATACCACTAACTGTTTCTAATAAAGCAACTATATCAGATTTAGGAATCTTATCTCTACGTTGAACATTAATAAAGTATGATGCTAATAATGCAAGAATATCACTACGTAAACTATCAGTATCTACTCCAGAAAAGATTCTTAAAGAAACATTTAACTCGTATCTTGTAATTATAGGATCAACTACACTCAATTCAGTAGAAACAACCTGTCTTCCGCTTTTTTGTATGTATGTTATTAGTGCTTTCTTTTCATCTTGTGATAAAACAAAATTAGATTCTGCCGTGGTATAATAATCGGTATCCAGCGATAATTTACTTTGAACGTTTGGTACTAAAAATAAATAAACTACATTGTCATCATCTAGATATTCATCGTCATACGTATTATATGCATTAACATAAGAAAAATCGAATCTAGATAAAAACGCTATATAATTATCTGAATTAGCAAGAACTAAAGCTCTAGAAGTTCTTGGTGCAATTAATCTAGTTAAATCTAAACTTTCTTCAGGAGAACCTAAAACTAACGGAGCTGCTACACTTACATTAAAAACTTCGTTAAGATCAACCTCTTCTCCTATATTACTAGAACCTTTATCCATAAATTTCCAAGTTAATATATCAGAATTTGCGTAAAGATTTCCTCGAATACCTGCTGTTGTAATATATTCAACAGTTATATTTGATCCGTTAGTAGGAACGTATCCAAAATCTTCGTTACCAAAATAAACATCTATTCCATCGTTAATTCCGGTTTTTAATATGCATGATTTTTCATCTTTAGTCATATCGTAAAGCGAATCTACAATTCCATATTGTTCACCATTAACAAATACAAAAACATTATCTTGTTCTATTGATTTTGGAGAATTGAAATTATAACTCTGTAAATTAGAACCATTTGCAATAACGGTTTGTTCTTCTACTTCACCTTGAATAACTCTAAAATAAAATATGTCATTAACTGTCAAATCAATTTTTATTTTCCCTTGAACATTATCTACCTTAACAAGATAAGTTAACCCTGTGTTTTCATTCATTATACGAGTATTATTAGTAACGAATAAATAAGGAATTCCTAATTCTCCTTGGGCACCTGTTTTTATATTCATTGCAAACGTACCTCTTGCGCTGATAGCCCTAGTTGGATTATGTCCAGCTAATCTAGCTAATCCGTATACTGATCGCTCCTTAAACGCAGTAAATATATTTAATTCTACGATCGCATCTTCTATATAATAGAAAACCATTTGAGTTAAATTCTGTAATACAGAAAGTATTTGACCAAACGGAGATGCTGGCGTAAACGTTGCCTTAGCCTTCTGATAAGTCCTAACTAAGTAATCTTGAGTTTGATTAACTAAGTCGCTAAATCTAATTTTACTTTTTTCGAGAAAATTATTATTTGTATTTCCTAATGCCATTTAATGTTTTATGTTTTTATCCTACTATAACTGAAAACTTATCAGTTCCATTTATTTCTATTGATACTTGTGCAATATCTTTAACAGTACCCTTAAAAAACTCGACATCGACTACGTAAGAAAAGTATTTACCTAATGTACAATATGTGTTTATTTGTTGAGTGACTGCCGCCTTCAAAGCAGAAGACGATAAACTAAACGACCATATATACTCATCTAAACTTGCACCAAAATCTATATTACCCAAAACCATAGTTTTTGAGGTAAATAGACAGTTTTCTATTTGCTGTTTGAATAATTCTAAGCTGTTCTCCATTTCTAATTGCCCAACTATGTAATTGGGGTCTTGTGGATTTCTTGCATAAAGATCGTTTAACATTTGTTTTCTGGTAAGAGTATTATACTCATTTTATTTTTTTAATTTCATCTACCACAACGATAGATTCACATATTATCATAATATATTTATCCTTTACTATTTATTATCATTTCCGGATGTGAAGAACCAATCCATTCCTTCGTCTGTTTTTATTTCTTCTTCAATTTTTTCTACTGCATTTTGACCTTCTTCTCTAAGTAAATCATAATTTATAGTCACACCTCCAGGTAAATTAAATGCAAATGTACCAAGAACTCTAGATAATTGAGTTTTTGCTTTTGCACAAACATATCTAAAAAAGATTTCATCTTTCATTAAATAACCTACTGGCAATTCTTCATATACTGTTATAACTACATCGTTTTGTGGCTTTTCTCCTAAGAAAACTAATTCCTTAGAGTTAGTATTAAAATTATAACTAATTGGATGGAATAAAACATGACTTGCCAAATCTATCCAATACTGGTATATGGTTGCATACATTAATGCTTCCGTAGAACCATCTATTGTATAAATATCCTTAAATAAAACTTTCTCTAATGAAAAGTCAGGCATACTTTGCATAGGATCATATAAACTAAATCCATCTTTAACTTGCCTAACAGCAATGATAGAGTAAATGCAATCCGGCATTTTAATAGTTCCATATTGAGAGTATGTAGGTATCTTTTCAAAGTTATCTGCAGGTATTACATAATATCTTTCCTGTACAGAATACTCATACTTTTTGTAAAACCATTTAGCAGCATATTTAATAATACGCTTAAGTTCAGTAACCGGTACACTAAATGGTAATGCACAAGATACTGTTAGCTCTTGTTGAACTTCTGCTAAAAATTCATCCTGAGCTAATTGGTTTTCTGGAATTTGTCCATTATATACATTTTTGAAATGATCAGTTTTTCCCATTTTGCGTTTCTTTATTTATTATAGATTTTTGTATAATCTATTAGTTCCGTTTGTTTTGATACTTGCGAATGAATTCCAAGTCTACCACTAGCAATTTTGCCACCTTTTATAATTCCTTCAATAGTTGATAATTTTCCTGTTATATATGTATTCTCTATTTCGCTTGTTCTATTTATATATGTATCTCTAAGTCTAGAATTTTTAACTTTACAAAACCTATATAAATTACATTCACTTAACGATGAATTATTTATTCTGCATTCAAAGAAAGAACATTTTTCTGCATATTGAATAACCAAATCACAATTGATAAATTCCCATTCGTGTATTGTATAAATGTTTGCTATAACATTTTCAATTTGTATTCTAGACATTGCACTGTCATAATTTATAGAACCTTCAGTAATATCAGATGAAGCCAATAGGTCAAAAATTTGATCTCTAAATTTAGCATATTTAGACTTAATAATCTGTGGATTTGTATCTAGATCTACAGTTAATTTAATTTTAGGATATGCTTCAGCAAAATGCTCATATGAATCATAACCCTTTAGTATACGATCGCTGCTTTTAATTATTTTCTTAAGATCCGCTTTATTTTTATCTGTATAATTAGGCATAAATAAACATTTAGATAAAAAACCATTGTATATACCTATAAGATCTAATGCTTCTACAATTTTATATTCATAATCTTTACCGCCAATATATCTAAATTCTACGAATCCATCTTTAACGCGATTAAATAATACTCCGAAGAATTCCATATTTGGTAAAATATAGTTAAAATCTTGTACATTTACATTTTCAGATCGATAAAATTTATTTTGCGGCAATATATTTTTAATAGATTTGACATATAAAGAATCCTTTTGGCTAGGAAAAAACTTCCACATCATATCTTCATTAAATTCTAAAATAAATTTAAGAATATCTAATTTCTTAATACTAATAGGGATCAAAGCTTCGTTATACGAATAATCTACCTTGGCAATACAAGTCTCATCGGTATAACAATACTCTTTAATTAACGAAAAGGCCTTAATAACCGTTTGTCTAGATTCAGAATATGGCATAGGAGCTGATATAAAAGAAAATCTTTCGCTTCCTAGGCTATAAGATTCTTTTATATAAAATTTTCCATTTTCTGGGGTAAATTCATCGGTCGTTATTACGATTACTGGAGTCTTTAGTACAGAAGAAAATTTCTCAGCAACCTTCTTTATACTAAATTTACAAAAGAAATCTAATTCTAAACCAATGTATGATGCTATCGCAAGCCTTTTGTCAGAATAAGCATTAAAGTCCATATATGAGGATATTTTTATTTATATATTCCCGCTATATTTTGAAGAACACCTTTTTAGATTCAGGTTCAATTTTTATCAAATTTAGGGTAATATCTTCGCCTTCTTCTAATCCGTCTATATCAATAAATTCAGGAATATCAGAGACATGTAATAAACCAACAATTTTAGGTTCTAACTCAATAAATAAACCATATTTAGTTTTCTTTCTAATTTTACCTGTTACCTCAGACGGTATATTATATTTCTCTAGAACATCGTTCCAAGGATCCATAACCGGAATAAACTCCTTCTGTGTTAAAATTATTCTATCGTTAGATGCTAATTCCTTAACGGTAAAGTCGATTTCATCTCCAGGAGTCAAAGTTCTATTATTAAATTTATGTAAATCCTCTTCATCTAAATCAGATTTATGTATTAAACCAGTAAGACATTTATTAAATTCGACAAATACTCCGAATCTAGTAGTTCCTGTTACAAATCCACCAAATGCATCACCAGGATCAATGGCATCTAATGCCTGTGGAATTAATGCTCTTAAATAATCTCTATGAGAAACTACAATATAATCTTTTTCTTTTGAATAGTTTATAGGACATACATAAATAGATGTATCTAAAAGTTCTTCGAAATTTACTAATTTATTTACACCACCTAACGAACCTGGCATAAAGCATCTAACTCCTTCAATATCTAAAAAGTATCCACCATGAATAAGTTCCTTTACATATGCTAGATACGCGGTTGGTTGTCCTATTGAATCGAAAATTTCTCTATATTTTACATGTTTGATTGCTTCGCTGTAAGAAACCTCTAACTCACCAGAACGATGAAGATTAGATCGTTTAATTATAACATCAATTTCAGCATTTACGCTAAAACTTTCTATGTATTCTGGTTTTTCTTTGTGTAAATCTAATAGAGCAGATTCTCTCCAACCGATATCCACGTATGCATATCTATTACCTATTGAATCTATAGTACCTTTAACTAAATGTCCTTCATTTGGTATTAGTAACTCTTTAGTAGTGTCGTTTATTAAATCGTAAAGGTGTTGAGCGTTTGGCTCGTGTGAAAAAACTTTATCTTTATCGTTTTTTACTTTGATCTTTTTGTTGTGTTTTCTTTTGCTTCTATCGGTAGCTTCGTAAGCTTCCCAATCAAAATCTGCTAAAGGTTGGATATGTGCAGTGTAGGAATTATTTGACATTCAATTTATTTTAAGGGTTATTGTAATAATATAATCTATATATCTAAGTTTTCTGTTTGTATTTAGATGACTATTCCTGTTCCAACACCTGGAGCAGTAGTAGCTTGTGCAGTAGCTGAACCGACGGTAGGTATTCCTGGTGCAACGGTTGTTTGAACTAATCCAGTTCGTATATAAGCATCTATATTTAATACTAATACTGGTGTAAGTTTTGCAGCAAATACCATTCCAAATAAATCGGCAGCCTTTTCCATATCTATTGTTTCATATCCTTCCTGTTCATTGTTATTAACTATATTAGCAATAGGATTAGCTATACCTTTTGAACAATCAACTGCAACGTTAATATCAGGCAATCCTAACGGTTGTTCTAGTTTTATATCTTTCTCTTTATCGGTTGGATCCATACCTCGTTGATATAAGTAAATAGATTCTCTTGCTGCTTCATTTATCGCATCAAATAAAGTTGGAAATAAGGTTAATGGTACTAAAGGCATATTTTTTGTTTTTAATTTATATTATATATTTGCTTACATAGACGGTCCATCCACTGAAACAGTAGAAGATCTAGTTTCTGGAATTTTAGTAGATTTTATAGGAGATCCTATCACTGTTTGAATAGGAATCATAGCTGCAGATAATTTCGATAATTGAGCACCTAGTGGACTTAACGGAGGAATACTACCAACGATTATAGCTTGTTGCTTACCAAAGCTTTCTACGGCCTTTGCTAAATTATTTATTTCATCGGCTAGCGCATCTAATGCTGTAACATTTTTTTCGCCTAATGTAGCAGGTTCATCGGATTCATCTTCCTTTCCTATACTAATGTGATTATCTTGTATATGAATAATCTTTCCTCCAGAATGTTCTATATAAACGGTATTATCTGGTCTTATGTTTACCTTACTTTCATTATAATTTAACATCAATCCAGTTTCTTCTGTAAAGAAAATTTTGATAGGCCCTGGTTGAGATTCTGTATCATATATTAACGAATGTGCATTCTCGTAAGAGGCCGAAATCTCATCTTTAAGTTCATTAGAGATCCGCTGAATGAACGTATAGATTGGGCAATATATATTACCATTATCAAATTTAACATTCACCAGAGAGTCCAATTTAGGAACAGAATAGAATCCACCTCCACTGTTCGAACCTGCAGTTATATTTGATGATGGTACTGCCCATGGTAAAAGAGTTGGATCTAATCCTTCAAAGAATCCAAATACCTCAATTTTAACACGTCCTATCTTTAATGGATCTTCGATATCTTTTACAACACCACAATAATTTCCATCTCTAACATTATCCTTAAAAAAGTCTTTTTGTGTAATCTGCATTATTCAAATATATTTCCTGATGGGCTGTTACTCGGATCAGTATTAGTTAAAGATGATCCTTCCTTTTGAGAACCGTCTGTGATATTTCCATTTGCTGGTGTTGAAGAATCGTTGTAAACGTTTTGATCTATATTTTCTTTAGTATCATTAGAAAGCGATGGAGAACCATCTGTGATATTTTGACTAATTTTCTCTCCACCATAATTAGATAAAGAAGGCGATGTAGATCTTTCATATACGTTACCTCCAGCTTGAGCCATATGTCCAGGTGTATTTAATATAGATCTACCAGCTTGTTTAATAGCAGATCCTATTGCAGCTACTCCTCCAGGACCACCTAATGTAGATAAGCTAAGACCTTATATATTACCTAATGCTAATGCAGCTATTTTAGAATTTGCAAAACTTTCAACTTGTTTCAATCCTTGTTCTGCTAAATTACCTAAAAAGTCTTTTGGATTCGCTATTGCCTGAGCAACATTAAATTTAATCTGGCCAGTGACTCCTCCGTCTAATGCATCTAAAGCAGCTTCGTCTAACGCAGGTATCCAACTATCTGCAACCGGATTTTTATCCCACCACTCATACATATTTACTTCCTCTACCGCTTGGTATTTTATTGTTAATTTTTGCTTTATCCCATCTCCAGGATCAGCATGACTTAATGTTTCTAAATGACCAGCAGATTCGGTAGGATCAAATTCACAAAAATCAAAATGAAATAGATTTCGTGTTGTGCTCATAGGAACGCCTTCTACTATATTTACATTAGGATTTGGCGGATCGTTTAGAATTTCATTCATACCAGTTAAATCAGCAGCGAATGTAGCCGCTTTAGATTTGAACGTTTTAGCTGCATCAGCTAATCCAGTAAATTTACCGTTATCATCTCTAAAATCTGCGAATGCTTGTGCATTAGGATTTGAAATCCATCTTTGCTCATATACATAAACCGACATAGAAAACTGTCTTAAATTTTTAGGAACTACTTCTCTTCTATATTTCCAATCAAAGCATGCCTTTCTATATAAATCTATAAGAGCAGTCATACGTAAATCTATAGATTCTAAACATTCGATTTCTAATTTAGTATCTTCTTTAATTAAAGGAATCGATAAATCATGCTTCCATGCATCTTTCAAACCTGTTAAATTTTGAAAAAACCAAGGAGTTTGATTATTAATGCCATGTAAAATTCTTAAAAATTGTTTAAGATAATATGCACGTTGTCCATCTCCAATCGAAGTTAAAAAACCTAATGCAGTATTTGTTGGTGGAGCAGAATCAACAGCAGCACCCCATAATAAGCCGCTATCTGCTTGATCGAAATTAAACAATAGTTTGAATCCTAAAACAGTAGGATCTTGTGTGTTTAGGTAACGATTATCCGTATAATATGGATTCGTTTTCGCAAAGGCGTTTTTAGCCGGATCAGTATATGGTATTACTTTAGTCATATTATTAGTTGTCTGAATTGCTTGCAGATATCGGCCATTCTCTTCGAAGAAGCGATAGGTGCTGCATTATTTTACTGTTATCTCTACTATATTTATACGTTATTTCTGAAATGACATAATATCCAGAAAGAAATTCATTTTTAACCATCTGACCAGGTTCACTGTAATTTGCAGCTTCATCGGTTTCTGCATTTGTAGGTTGTTCATCATCTCCTAATTGTCTATCTCTATTTTCTAACGTTTTATTTTGAACTTCTCCTGTATTGTATATAATAACCGGTATTCTTTGGTATCTATATAAAGCCCAATTCACAGCTTCTAATATAACCGTCATACTCATTTTGTTAATTTCTGAATTATTTCCTATATTATTTGCAATTGCAAACATATAGTTTGAATGAACATTTTCAAATTCTTCTGATGGTTGTTTTCCTAAATACTTAGCTTTTGTATTATTCTCCCAATACTCTGCTGGATCCGTAGCTCTACCTCTCATAGGTATTTCACTTTCTTCTGATCCTGGTGTATTTAACGGAGTTATTAAAAATTGTTCTAATCCCTGAAATTCACCATCATTATTATTTTCATTTAGATTAAGATATTTAACGTTTCGTCTATATCCGTTAGCCATCCAAATTTCTCCAGTTTTATTTACAAGATTATATGATGCAATATGCATATTGGTTCCTGCAACATCTTGGCTATTAGACAATCGTAAACTACCAGGAACTCCATCTTCTGAAGCAGCATCCTGTGGTGATTGCATAGAATAATCTATTTGTGATATCGCTGTTACATCTTCCATAACATCTTCTAAACTAAATTGCTTATTTATATTAACCATACATAAATAATAATGTAGATCTACATACGAAGTAAAAAACGAATCGTCATCCTTATATGCAGATCTAGTAGTCTCAGCTATCCATTCATCTCTTCCTGTATCAGCACATATCCTAGCCATTAAATCATC